TACGCGAATTCATTTTGAATACATTGTTAAATCAGAACGAAGTAATCCTTTGAAAGGAGCCACTGGTACAGTTTCAGATTTTTCAAATATTCCTTATCAGAATGTTACATATTCACATATCAATGTGGTTGGGCGTCAATGGATACGTAGATATGCATTGGCATTAACAAAAGAAATATTAGGATATGTACGTGGTAAGTATGGATCTATTCCAATACCAAATGCAGAAATTACATTAAATGGTAGTGACTTGATATCAGCGGCTCAAACTGAGAAAGAAGGATTAATAACTGAGCTTAAAGAAATATTAGATTCAATGTCTAAACAAGCTCAATTAGAACGTAAACAAGCTGAAGCGGATGCATTACAAATGCAATTAAATAAAATACCGCTACGAATTTATATAGGATAATGCCATGGCAATGTTTGGTTCAGCTCGAGATGCGTCTCTTTTACGATCATTGAATCGCGAACTTATCAATCGATATATTGATATGGAAGTCGGTTATTACAAATTAAATTTGGAAGCTACTAATACAAATATATACGATGAATCTGATAACAAAGTGTATTACGATTTATTGCGCATAAATGCTATCATATTGAAAGATACAAAAACTACTAATGCAGATGACTATGGAATTGATTACATACGTAATGGTACATTTGCATTTTTACGAGATGATCTTGTACCAAGAAACATTATATTTGAAGTAGGCGATATCATTGAATATGACGGTGAATATTTTGAAATTGATAACACATCATCGACTCAATATTTCAGAGGTACAAATCCGGAACGCGATTTAGGTTACGATTTAGGACTGCGTGGAGAATTTGGTTGGCCTGTTTCGGTTGTTGTAGACGCTCACGTAACTAGAAAAAATCGATTGAACATACAATCATTTAGGTCTGGTATTAACAAATCAAATAACATACCTAGGAACTTATGAGTGAGATAAATAGAAATAGAGAGTTGCGCCGATCGTATAGTACATATACTGACAATAGAGATCTATTTTCAAATACAACCAAACGGCAAGTCGATCAGATACGCCGTGATGATGATGTAATAAAAACACCAAAATGTACTATCATTGACATTGATTTTGCAATAATGTCATATATTAAAGAAACTATACAACCGCAGATCATTGAAAACAATGCAATTATAGATGTACCGGTATTTTATGCTAATGGCGAAAAATGGGCGCAATATCAGAAACGTGGATACATGTTAGATGACCGCGGAAAGATATTAACGCCGTATATTGGTTTACGTAGAACATCAATTGCAGATCGAATACCAATGTTAGGAGTTAATCGGTCACCGGCTGGGTTTCAACTTACTCATGGCAATAAATTCACATTGCGAAACAAATATGATCGTTTTTCGGTTCAGCAAGGAATACAACCTGTATCAGAATTTTACATATCAAATGTACCAGAATTTATTACAGTATCATATGACCTATTAATATGGACAGAATATACAGATCAAATGAATTCTATTATAGAACAGATAATGCCGTTGAATGGATATGCATGGGGTACCACCTGGAAATTTCCGACTAGCATTTCTGATTACACATTTGATACTGTTAATACCACTGGAGAAGATCGTTTGGTAAGAGCATCAATGCCATTGTCTGTACAGGGTACAATGTTAATGGCATCTGAATTGCGTGTTGCAAACCTACGCAAAATGTACTCAGTTAAGAAGATTAGTTTCGGTAATGAAACTGAAACATTTAATCCAGAAATAGATAATCCGCCTCCAGGAGGTTATCGATAATTACAACATATTTATATTAAATAAAGGATGTTATGTCAGATAAAAATGTTATTGAAGAAACCCATCTAAACGATATCAATCAACTACGTGAACAAAGTACGGATCTAGTATATCGATTAGGACAAATTGAAATGGAATTGATTGCGGCTGAGCAACGGTTAGATGAATTAAAACGTGCTAAGACTGCATCAATTGATGAATATAAAGAATTACAAAGAAAAGAAGCCGATATAGTTAAAACATTAACTGAGAAATACGGTACCGGTACATTAAATATTGATTCGGGCGAATTTATTGCATCTTAATGCATGTTTGGCTCTGTTATTAGATATTTATATGTAGATAAATTAAATTAATAAGGAGCAAAATAATGGCTGAAAGAATAGTGTCGCCTGGTGTATTTACGAGAGAAGTCGATCAATCGTTTTTACCTGCAGGTTTAGCTGCAATTGGCGCTGCAGTAATTGGACCAACTGCAAAAGGTCCTGCCGGTATTCCAACCGTAGTAACTAGTTATTCAGATTATCTTCAAAAATTCGGAGGAACTATTACTAGTGGTTCCGGCGCTGCGCAAGGTAGTTACAAGTATTTAACTAACTACATGGCTCAAGAATATCTTAAATATGCTGATACATTAACTGTTGTTAGAATTTTAGCGGGTGGATATGGACCTGCTACAGCGGCTGTAACATGTTCAGGTGTTGCCGCAAATGCATTTACATTGTATACATTATCGGATGGTGCTGATCAAAATAGTGCCGGCGGTCAAGGAACTAACAATACATTATCAAATGGTACTGTAAATAATTTACGTTGGGAAATCACCAGTGTAAATACTACCAAAGGTACATTTACATTGTTAATTCGTCGTGGTGATGATACTGGTAAACGAAAAATCATTCTAGAACAATATAACAATTTAACATTAGATCCAAATTCAAGTAATTACATTGCAAAAGTAATTGGTGACCAAGTTTATACTTTAAGAGATTCTGGTACAACCGATCCATTCTTGCAGTTATCTGGATCTTATGCTAATCGTTCAAACTTTATACGTGTAGAAGTTGATCGTACAACTTATAATTATTTAGATGCTAACGGTAACATTCGTGATAATGCTTTATCATCATCTTTACCGGCAGCTGTATCTGGAACATTCTCAGGCGGATCTAATGGTAATGTAGTTCATCCAATTGCATTTTATGATGAAATTACAAATACAAATACTCAAGGATTCAATTTAGGTCAACCGACTAGTGGAAGTACATCTTATACGGATGCAATTTACTTGTTGAAAAACCAAGATGAATATGATATTAATTTGTTGGCATTGCCTGGATTAGTTGATAACTTTTCAAACCATTCAACTATTCTTACTACTGCATTAACTGCAATGGAAGATCGTGCTGATGCATTCTTATTAATCGATCCAGTTGAATATGGAGCATCTATTGGCCAGGCTACAGCAAAAGCCGAAGCTCGTGATACTAATTACGCTGCTGAATATTGGCCATGGGTAAAAATTCCAGATGTTGATTTAGGACGAAATGTATGGGTTCCGGCATCTACTTTGATTCCAAGTGTTTATGCATTTAATGACCGAGTAGCTGCTCCATGGTATGCTCCTGCAGGTTTGAATCGCGGTGCATTAGATATCGCTGTACAAACAGAGAGAAAATTGACTCAATCAAATCGTGATACATTATATGAATCAGCGGTTAATCCAATTGCAACTTTCCCTAATGCAGGTGTTGTTGTATACGGACAAAAAACATTACAGAAAAAATCATCCGCATTGGATCGTGTTAACGTGAGACGTTTATTGATCGCTGCTAAGAAATTTGTTGCATCTGCTACTAAATATCTTGTATTTGAAAATAATACAGCGGCTACAAGAAACAGATTCTTATCAATTGTTAATCCATATTTTGAATCAGTACAGCAACGTCAAGGTTTGTATGCATTCAAAGTAGTAATGGATGATACAAATAATACACCAGATGTAATTGATAGAAATGAAATGAGAGGAGCTATTTATTTGCAACCTGCCAAGACAGCTGAATTCATTATCATCGATTTCAATATCTTACCTACCGGAGCATCGTTCCCAGAATAGTAGCAAGGACATATTTATATTAAATTATTAGGAGTAAAAAGATGGCAGAATTATTAGACCCAACCGAGATATTTTATACGGCATATGAACCTAAAATGGCTAACAGGTTTATTATGTATATCGAGGGTATTCCGTCTTACCTTGTGAAAGCTGCTTCAAGACCGTCAATCGACCAAGGTGAGGTTATTTTAGACCACATCAACGTTGAAAGAAAGTTGAAAGGTAAATCAAGATGGCAAGACGTAACCGTATCATTATATGACCCAGTCGTACCATCAGGAGCACAAGCGGTAATGGAATGGGTTCGTTTACATCACGAATCAGTAACTGGACGAGATGGATATTCAGATTTCTATAAGAAGGACATTACATTCAATACTTTAGGCCCTGTAGGTGATAAAGTTGAAGAATGGACTTTGAAAGGAGCCTTCATATCATCAGCAACTTTTGGAGACTTAGATTGGTCAACAGAAGATCCATTAATGATCGAACTTACATTGAAATACGATTACGCAATCCTTCAGTTCTAATCGTAACTGGATTAGGGTGTCCCTGGTCGAAAAAATTAAGCCTCGCTTTGCGGGGCTTTTTTTTATGCTTGTATATTTATATTAAATAGTAAAAGTTATAAAGGAGAAAAATGTCTACGACACTTAACGATGATTACCCAAAAAAGAATGTTGAATTATCTGATGCTGATCTTAAAGCAAAGGCAATTGCACAATTCGAAGCAAAACAAGTTGTAGAAAGCAATAATGCTCATACAAATAAATTTCCAACAGAAATTATTCAACTTCCTTCAAAAGGAAAATTTTATCC